AACAGAAATCTTTCCACTTAACCAGCCCCAAACTGTAGATCTCAAAATTTGTCCATTCATCGCATCTGCTCTTGCAGGTTTAAGCCCTTTTTCAAAATGTCCTATGCCTGTATCATGTAAATCCCCATTAACATTAACCTTATATCCTCCATCATCTGTAGTTCCGATACAAACATTCCCAGAGGAATTGATCCGCATCCGTTCGGTACCATTTGTTTTTATAGTAAGAAGTCCTCCATCTTCTACATCTAATATTAGACTCCCCGTTCCTCGATGCCGTATCAAGCTATCAGCATTTGCCCCTGAATTGTTTCGTATTACCCTTAGCCCATAATCGGTATAAGTCGTGTCTCCGATCAAATCGATATATGCATATCCATTTGCTGTTCTGCCTCGACCTATTTCTATTAGAGCTTGTTCTGCGCCTGCGTTTCTTGAAACAAACAGTGAACCACTAGTGCTTAATGCTTGATCATCCATGTATAGCTTATTCAGCAGCCGGATGGTTCCGTCATTATTTACCCCTTCAAACCGCAATTCGCTGTCATTTAATACCGTTCGTGTTTTTATTGTATACCCGGTAGTACTATTTTTCTTTTTCCTCTGGATGACGATAGGAGAAATGTAAGTAATCCCAGCGACTCCATTGTAGTTCACAAGTACTAGTGCTCGTATCTTCGCAACTCCGGTATACATTACTCCGGGATTAAGTTCCGAATTTTTCGGAGCAGTAACTGTCCCGCTGTTCCCGCAAGCATACCCAAACCTATAGGCATAAGAATCTGAATCATAACCAGAAAAAGAAAAATAATGTTGTGAAGAATAAGAATCTTGCCCTGATATGTTAATAAATGCATCGTCTGCAGCGTTCCTGCCAGCGAATCCTGCATAGGAGAGCCCTGTCCCTGCGTCTCGTTTAACCCCAACTCCGATTCTATATATATAGCTATTATCATATTCAATAGACTCGTTTGCGATGTACCATATCTGATCATTCCCGTCATTATTCCCTACTTTCAACATTCCGTTTTCAACCGCAAGTTCCCCTTGGCCTTCGTAGTTCGTCCATCTATCCTCATACCCAGGCGACCAATCCTCTTCAAACACTGTTTCCCAGAACGAATCTTGTAAATCCTCGTCTGCCGTAGCGCATAACACGGGCACTTCAAGCCTGGTAGCAATTTTCCCCACCCACTCAGAACCACTTTTGCCAAGAAATATCTTGTCTTTCCACCCTCCGGAAGTGTAAATCTGGAACTTTAGTTCATCCTCATCTAAATACGCTCGATAATTACCTTCTGACGGAGAGGAATAATTCCCTGCAACCCACCCATAATCCGGTGAGATAACTAAGTTATCGTTTATCTGTGCTATTAATGCGTTCAGGACTGCAAGACTGATTTTATCCGCTGTAACAGAACCTGCGCCCAAATCTTCCGTCTCCACCACTCGTGTTGACGCAGAAGCTATCTCTGACCAATCAGACAACACTAACGGATTCGCTTGTTTTACTCTGCGCATTCGGTAGTATAACGTTACGCCTTCGGGGGCTTCTTCTGTTCCTGCGTAAGGGATATTCGTATGATAAAATAGCTCCGATGACGCCGTTCCATATCCACCTTCTGATCCTTGTTTCCAATCTACCCCATCTAGTCTCGGTGCGTACCAGTTCGTCTGGTCATTAGAAACTTGAACATGGTAAAAGTACTGACCAGCAAGATCAGCTTGTTTATCCGCATATACTGCGATACTTTTTATATACCCAAACGCAACAATCGTTGGTGTCAGCGGATTTCCGGTTGTTCCAGATACCGCAATCGTAGTTATAGACGCCTCAATATCACTTTCAGCCCCTACGTTCCCTGCCGCATCAACTGCAACGATCCAGTAATTGTATGTATCGATATCAGCTTCTGTGATCAGAAAGAACGTACCGGTAAGTTCCCCGATTATCTCAGCATCTTCAAAGTCATCACCACGATAAATTAAATATTTTGCTATCGGCAAACTTCCTGTTGCCGGAGCGGCCCAAGCAACAAGTACCGAATTTTCAACAACTTGCGAAGTTAAGTTCTGCACGGCCCCAGGTGCAGAAATCACAACATCAACGGATTTTTCTGTAACAGACTTATTCCCCGACGTGTCGACTGCTTTGACCATGACGTGATAGGTTTCTGCCACCTGGACTTCCCAGATGTAGGATGTCGCAAGCCCCGAAAAGATTTCAGTACCCGTGTCCCAGGTTGAACCTACACGAACTTCGTAATGCGAAAGATCATTATCCTCGACAGCCGTCCATTTTATCTCGATACCTTCAACCCCACGCACAGTAGCGGTTACCGTTTCGATATCCTGTGGAGGAGCAATCTTTCCTACCACCGTATGCTCTACAATTGCGCTCCATGCCGAGGTAACATTCTTATCACTGACTGCCCTAACTCTAATATCATACGAGAACAATTCGTCTACCGGTGATATCCAGAATTGGTTCTGATCACTTGGTATTGTGATTACTTTCCACTCTTCATCTGTCCCTGTTAGTCTATAGTTCAACTCATACTGATTAGGTTTTACCGTTCCCCCGCTTGGTTGTATCGTAACCAATATCCTGGATATCCATGACCCGTCCGGCTGTTTCAGCAGAACCGTCACGTCACTTCTTACGGACAAGATCGATGGAATCTGGGGGGCATACGGGAGATCAGCTGGCAGTGTTACATTCGATTGCCATTCTGGAATTTCTCCGCTATCCGCAGTAAAGACTCCAGGAGCATACTCAACAAGCATTAACTCTGCCGCATACTCATCTTTCGGAGCAATCGCCGCAACAAGACAATCTATCGTCTCAAGCCCAGATTCACCGAAACTATATAAATCACCCACTAAGATCGAACTTTCAGGAGCCGGTGAATCAAACAAGATCGTCTTCTGATATCCAGGGTTCGTTACTACGTTCTTTAGTAGCGTACCTGTAGCAGTTCTAAACCTGATACCATAGGACTTCCCTACTTCCATCGGCATCTCCTCATCGCCGATGATCCCGATGATATCATCATCATCATCTAAGACAAGAGATCGTACCCTACCGTGCGCTAAGCCAATCAACAGGACATCGTGTGATAACTTTACACGATCCCCTCTCGTACAAACGATATTCTCCCAGTCAGTTTCAAACGTAAATACTTCTGGACGTAGTTTCGCATCCGCTATCTTGTACCTACCAATCCTCCATACTTGGTCTTTATCCGTAACCCCTTGTATGTCTATCGTTTCAAACTTCGTAGCATTCACTGAACTATATCCATCATCGTATACAATCCGTTGATCCGGTTGCCATCCAACTTCTGCGTTGATGAAATTACACTTTAGCGCATGCGGTAAATCCCTGAATCCCCGTACCCCAGAAAAATTCGCTGTATTCCTTGGCGTAAAGTGCTGGATAATAGACGATTTTGCGATATCGTGTACAATCGAATACTTCCCATCGATCATCGTAGGAGAAGCTCTTCCCGTTGACGCAATCAGTCTCAACACATCGATTAGCGGCATCGATTTTGTCAATACCATGTTACATTCAAAACTATTTGTTGCACACCAGGTGTACCAGGATTCAAGCGCAGGCCAATCTATTCTACTGTTTGGTACAGGATCGGAGTTTGGAGCGCCTCTAAGCATGTACAAATACAAGGCCGCCGGATTCGATGATGGAGCCGCTGTCGTCCACTGGCCCTCACCACTCCCGCTTCCTGAATATATCGGAACAACCGACTCGGCCACACAAGACAGCTGATCGATCACGCCGTTCAGCTGGTTCGTAGCTTTACACTGTATCGCTAATCTTACAACTTTCCCTCTAGCGTAAGTCGATAGGTTGTCTTCCATCTCAAAGCTTTTGAGATACGTCCAGTATACTGTATCATAGATAAGCGTATCGTCTGCATCTTCGGTAACTTTTTGTACTTTGACCGTATACTTATTTGGTGGAACTCCATATGGTGTTACAGAAAAAGAACTTCGGATCGCTTCCGTAGACTTTCCAGTAAATAACTTACTTCTGAACAGCTGATATGTACTGTCAGGAGCCCCATATACTTTATACCAAGCCTCAACTCGTACCTGGTATTCTTTTTTTTTGCCTTCTTTATTGAACTTAACAAGCCCCATCGGGAATAGCAAGTCTACGGTTATCTTGCTCGTATTATCTGCCGTGTCTCTAGTGATAGCTCCATCAACAGATTTCAATTCTACGTTTACAAGATCATCCGTTACTTGATAAGGGACCAGCCCCATCTTTGCCGTATCATAGCGTATCTCAACATCACACTCTTCAAGCGTGTCAGAAGTAGCTGTATACGGAGCCCCCGCAGAAGGTGTTACACCACCAGATATTGGGAAAACCGATTGTTCCCCAAACCGTATGTCCGATATCCTTAAAGGCCCGTATCCCAATATGAAAAGCTGATTTAGATACTGAGCATCGCTCGTTTGTGTCGTATACGGGAAGTTCCCCAGTGGAGGAACAATATAATGCTTACCAAGCACAACCGGTACGGGTGCGTTCTGTGCTTGGCGGTTTCTTGATCCTCGTATCTGTGGCGCTGTCTCAGGCTTTTCTATCCCAACTCCGCTTATATCCGGAAGACTTGGTACAAACCATCCAGCTTCTATCCCATATCCCGTAGCGAACATGGACGCACCGATCGTAAACGCAGTAAGAGAAAACCCTCCCGTTAACGGAACCGCAAGTACAGAAGCAAGCATTAATGTAAATCCGACAATTCCGATCAATTTCCCAGGAGAAACATCCTTTTGCGGTATCGCACGGATTGTTACATGATCCCCGTCCTTGGGGACAAACTTCAAATCATCTACTAATTCACCATTTACAAAAACTCGTATATTAGGGAATTCCGTATCTTTCGCTATATCATGATAAATCTGCTTAATCGTCTTCCCAGACTCAATATTAAGTTCTATACGTTCACTCTTAAATGGATGTATCAAAGCAATCACTTTAACAGACACGATAAAACCCCTCGATCCGGTCTTTAACCCTTGTATTATCTATTCGCTCTATACAGCTCATATGCGTTACATTAGATATATGGATAAATCTATATTCATCAACCATTATCCCTAAGTGTGTAGGTAGTCCGCAGAATCTCATAACGACTACATCACCCTCTCTCGGTTTATCTACTCTTTCTGCTTGTAGCAGTGGTTTCTGCTCATCAACAAGGTCTGCCAATTTTTCGTTGTCATTATGATCATACGATAACTCAGGAAGCAGTTTGTCGAACCTTTCTTTCAGTATCAGTCTCACAAGCCCGTAGCAATCGCATCCATACCGGTCCCGTCCACCTGGCCGGTAGGGTATCGAGATATACTCGTTCGACCACATTAGAATATCCCCGGAAAGTCATTCGGAGTAAACGATAACGCAGGCACTTGATAGCTTAGACGCTCTTCAAATATCAATTCCCCTGATACAAGGTTTACATCATAGCTTACGTTCCTTAAGATCATATCAGCCAGCTCTAGTTCGACCGTATCCGGTGATGAAGCCAACACAACTTTTATCGTAACCGTAGCAGGGCTTGAGATCGACCTTGCCGCATAGACCATAGTCCGATCGGTATTATCAAGTACAAGTTTTACTGATTCGATTTTCCCGTTGTCTTCTCTCGGCAACGCTAGCGTAAACCAATAAGGGAGATATTCTTTACCACCGTGTATAACTTTCTCCGTGTTATTTACCAACCTGATAGAATCTTCCAGGTCTGGATGAGAGATTTCTAACAAAGTTAACAAAACCTTATCTGAAGATTGAGATAGTATCGCACTATTTAACGCCGCTGATAGCGACCGGCTCATATCAACACCTCTACCGAAAACGTTAGTTCATAATACCCATTTCCAATCGTAGTTACAACCGGCACATCTAAAAATCGCATATCCTTTGTATTCCCAGTCCTAGGGTGTGCCATACTGAATGGAAGCGATCCACCAAATGTGGTAGTAAAGTAAAACGCATCGAATATATCCATCTGCGAACCAGACAACACGAACCGCATTTGCAAAATCTCAACCCCAGCGGTATATCTTCTTCTTGTCTTTGCCGGCCCGATATCCGTTTGAGTACGTATTGTCAACTCAGGATACCGTTCACTAGACCCTTCGATCAGTGGAGCGCTCGGCAACCCTGATGGCCAATTTGCACTCATCTTCTCACCCCGGAGTATCTTACCCCATATCTTGATCCCATCGCTCTATCAAACGATCCTCTAGCAAGACCTTGATTCACAGTTCCTATCACAACATCGATTATCTTAGACCCATCAGCGGCAGTTCTTTCACTTGCCACTGCGTTTGTTCCAGAGTTATTCTCAATATTTACCGTAGTGCTCGGAGTAACCGATTTAGAAGTAGTCGCAACCATATTCTTTCTACTTTCTCTTGTATCACCAACCGCCGCATTCGCAAACCCAGCACCAAATGCCGTTGTCCCAGCCATCGCAATAAGCGCCAATCCAAGACTCCAATTTCCCATAATAATAGCCTGTAACCCAGCCTGTAGAAACATCTGCGGTAGTGAATTGAGTATCTGGCGACCCATGTTAGCGATAGACGCTCCAAGATCATCTACTGACATTCCGGCAGAATAAGCCAATTCACCTAGCATTTCCATAGAATCTACAAACGAGGAAGCCGCCACTCTACCTAATGACTCTTCTAAATATTTACTCGCATCTGCCCATTTGTATATACTTTCTGTTACCGTATCAACTTCCCCAGTATAATTCTCCGCATCCTGCGCAAGCTTCTGATATTCAGACTGCATCTGTATCCACGGCTGTAACTGTTCATAAGTGAGTTCAAGCTGTGGAGCAAAGTTTTCAGCCTCTTGTGCCATTCTAGCATACTCGTCCGCTACTTTTATTCTTATCTCTAACAATTTCTTATTTAATTCTATATCTTCTTTTGTTAGAGTTACCGATTTCTGCTCTTCTTTAACTACTTCCTGTTGTATCTTCGGCCTTCTATCTATAATCGAGTTAATCTGACTCAGCAATTTTAAATACTGTTCATTCTCGCTTCCCTTTGACATAGACAGTATACCAGAAGGGTCGCTAGCAATTAGATTATTGTTCATATCAATTGCGTTTTGAAGAGCCTTAGCATATTCAAGCAGTTTCTGTGTTGATATCGTTCGGTAGTCATTCTGTTTTGCGAGTGCTTCATTTAGTAAAGACTCGTGTTTTATCGCAGAAGTTACCAGGTTCACAAACTCTTTTAACGCATCGACTGCAGGTCTTAAAGAAGCCGAAAGCATCTCACCTATCGCCTTTTTTAAGTCCCCAAACGCATTGTTTAATTGAGTCATCGATCCTAAAAGAGTATCCCCTGCCGCCTCAGCCGCACCTCCGAACTGCGATTTTAGCTCTCCCATG